TAGAGAATTATTACCGGTGCTTCATGATAGAGGCATTATAAAATTAGACGATGAAGTTTTAAAAAGTTTAAAAGATGCAGAGTGGGTTCGTGGTATTAAAGGCAAAGAGTTTGATCCTAAAAAAATATTTAGATACCACTTTGGTGACAGAGGTTTTAATATTCTTAATGTGGCTATAGACGAAACTCCTAATGCACAGTCAGCTTCAGACATCGTTAAATTTATGTCAGATAGAAATTTGTTTGGTCAGTTCAATGTTAGAAAAACAAACAGTCCTAAAAATAAATCTGATCACATAGCTATTGCAGAACTACAGGGCGCTGCAGATGAGGCTAGAGGTTTGGCTCTGTTAATTAAAGATGGTGAACATTCTTTTTATAAAACAGCAGATCAAATTAAAAAAGGATCCGAAGAAAAATTTGGAGTTATGAATCAGAATCTTGCTAAAATTAGAGAGAGAACAACACGTGCTAGAAGAGAACAATTAGCAAAAATTAAAAAGTTTCCTGCACTAGATCCAGATGATGCTAACTTTATTATTGAAAGTTTGGACAATGAAGGTTTAGCACCTTTGAGAAAAAGTAGATTTCAATATACAACTGAAGCTGATCCAAGTGGTACAACACAGTTTAGAACTAAATACGATACCTGGGACGATGCTACAGGAACAATGAGAGAAGAACCTAAACTTGTAGAGAAAGAAAACCTAGCAACCAATGAGATTGTATTAAAAGATATTGATTACGAAATACCACCAGTCAAGGATGCTAGAATGAGTTTAGATATAGCCATACAAATGGGTGATGACGTGTTTGATTTTTCTACCGAAGCTCTTGCTAAAAAAGGATATAACTTAAGTGAGATTGATACCATACAAAAAGGTAGAAAAGTTTTTAAAATGTTAGAGGAAAAGAAAAAAGTTACATATACTCAAGCAGAAGTAGACACACCGCATCCTGTTTATGATATTAACACTGGTGAGGTTGAATATGTATCAGGTGGTAGTAAAGAAGGTGTAGATACATACTATACGGGTAGAAACATCATAGAAAAATTAGAAGAGTTAAAAGAGTTAGGTGTTGATGATCTTGATAGAATATCTGTTGATGAGTTTGACCCAACGAGATATGGATTTAGTAAAGGAGGCATAGCGAACAAAGACATGGTTCGTTTCTTATTTAATGACAACGTACGTAATTAATCCCATAACCAACGAGCTAGAGAGCGCACAACCCAAACAAACGGTTGGTGATAAATTTAAATTACAAAGGTTTGTGAGAGAAAAGTTTTCGTTAGGTAGCGAAGATCCTTCACAAGAAATGAAAACAGCAGATGGAGAAACTGCTGGAGCTTTAATGGATGCTTTTCCAAATCAATCTTTTTTACAATATCAAAATGCACTTGATCAAGGTTTTCAAGGAACGTTTGAAGAATATTTACAAATGAATTCACTTGATAAAAGTGAACTAGATATGCAGGCTATAGAAGGACAAACAGCTTTTGCTGGACTTTTGAAGAGATTATTAAAACCTTCTGACGAGGCTGCCGAGGCAGCAGCAAAGATAGAAGATATTAATCCAAGAGGCATTGAATTAAATTTACTTAAGAAAAAAAAGCCTAAAAACCTTACAAAGGAAGAAAAAATTTTTTTAGATGACACAACGAAAAAATTTAAAGCTTTGGCGGCTAATCCTTTGTATAAAGACCTAATACCTAAAAAATTTAAAAACGTTAAATCTATTACAGAATTATCTCAATCTGATCTTAATAAAATTAATAAGAACTTCATAGATTTTCAATATAAATCTATTACAGACGAAAAAGGTTTAGGGCCATTTTCTACTTTAAATAAAAGATTTAAAAAGCAAGTCAAATCTCTGTATTCTTTTAGAGAAAAAGTTAAAAAAAGACCTGACTTTTTTTCTTTAAAAATAGCAGGAGATACATTTAATCTTCCATATACGTCAGGGCTAACTCCAAAAGCTTTTAAAAAATTAGAAAAGATTTATCCTGTTTTTAAAAAAATAGAAGCTAACCCGACTGTAGAAAATTATCAAAAACAAATAGGTAAGCTAGACAGAGGAGAAAAACTTACAATTAATGATATTCAAGCATATCTGACTGGTGTAGATACTAGAAGTAAATCTGTTTTTGATTCTTCAAACGTAATAAAATTTTTAAAATCTTTAGATTTAGAAAATAAATTATCAGAAGAAACAATAGAATTAATAAAAACACAAAAAGGACAAGCAGCTGCTAATGTACTTAAACAAGCTAAAGCTACCAAAGCAGCACAAAAAGTTAATTTAGAAAAAGTAAATACTAAATCCATTAAAAGAATTAATGAAATATATTCTGCAGATCCTGACGCTGCAGCAGAAGATGTCATAGCTCAATATTACGGCGATGCCTTACAAAAAGCGTCACCAAAAGATAGAGTTCAAATGTTAAAAGATTTAAGAAACGATGTAATTACTTATTACAAAATTGGTGCAAAAGCCAGAAAGTCTGTTAAAGGAGTTAGACTTCCCTCAAAAGAAAAAGTTGACGATATTTTAACAAGTATTATGGAGGGTAAAGGCAAAGATAGTTTTGATATTTATGGTGGCTACTTAAGAAATATTTATTCTGACATAGCAGAAAGTGTTACAAAACCTGGTTTTAAATATGATAAAAAAATAAACGCATTAAGTAAACAGTTTACAGGACAACACGTAGATCACTCTGTGGGTCTTAGTGCTGTTCATGAAGTAGCTCCAGGATATGTTGAGGCAATACAGGTAATACCTAAATCTGTAAATAAAGATAAAGGGCGATTGTTAGAAAGAGCTTCTACAAAAATAATTAATGATTTTTTTACTAACTCTCCAAACACACCAAGAAAAATAGGAGATAAAACTTATAATACTTTTGAAGAAAAAGTTAATGCATTTAATACTTTATCGAAACAATTTGGAATTGATAATAATATAGATACTCCATTGTTAAGATTTGGAGAACCAGGTAAAGGACCATCACCGAAAAAAGCAGTAAAATATTTTTCTGAATTTTCTAAAGGCTCACAGAAAAACATGATGGAAGTTTGGAATAATCATGGATTTGTTATTTATACAAACTCTAGACCTATGGGATCTTCTTTCTGGAAAAAAACAAAACCAATGAAAAATATGGGCGGTTTAATTAGTCGTGAGGGTTTTGCTAATGGAACACAAATAGATCAATTTTTAGAAGCGGCTGGTAAAATTCAATTAGGAGATAATTTACCAGTAATCCCAGGCAACGAACTTGATTACAGTGAACTACAAGTTATGATGGACAATCCTAATGAGTACAATACATTTCCTAAAGGCACATTTGCAGAAGAGCTAGACAAAGCAGTTTACGGAACGGACGATGAAAAAACTCTTATGCAAAGATTTAATCAAATGTTTTTAGATCCAAGAGCATATCCATATTATGTAAACAAAGCTATATCTGGAGCTGCTAACATACCAGAGTTTGCGTTTAGAACAGTGCCTGCACTTGCTACGTTAGGAAGTGAAACTGTTGCAGATCTAGTTTCAGATAAATATCCAGAGGGGAAATTACAGAGATTTGGAGAACGTATCTCACCAAAAATTACAGAAGCTGCAAAAGAAAAAGTGGGTCTTACAAGTTTAATAGAAGAAGGAGAAAAAAATTTACAGTTTCCTTCAACACAAGAATATGTGGGTGACTCTCTACAAATCCTTGCAGAGTTTCCAGGACCCATAACACCTTTTGTATTTTTCAGAGCAGCACCAAAAATATTATCACAAATTCAAAATTTAGGTTTAAGTGCAACAGCTATAGAAAAACTTAATAAAAAATTAGAACAACAATTGTCGACACCAGATCAAAGTAGAAGAGACTTTTTAATAACAACCGGAGCAGGTGGAGCTGTTGCTTTACTTAAATTTTTAGGACTAGATAAATTAATAGGGACAGGAACCAAAGTTGCAGAAAAAGCTGTTGTAAAGTCGGGTGGCACACCACAATACTTTTTTGATTTTGTAAATTTAATAAAAAGAAAAGGAAAAGATGTTTCTGATAAACAAGCAGTGGTTGAGAGACAAAAAGTAATTGAGTATAAAGACTACACACTTACAGACACAGACGGCTATGTAACAATTAGAAAAACAGATGAAGATATGGGCCGTGATGAAATGATGGAGTACAAACCACCAGAGGGTGTTGTTGATGAAACAACTGGTAAATCTACAGAAGTTCCAGCACAATATGAAGAAGTGACTGCTAAACCAGATCCAAACGATCCTGGTAATTTTGATACTGATTTAGGCTTTGATTCTATTGATGAAGTTTTAGAAGAACTAGCTAAAGATGGTAAAAAATACACAACAAAAGAATTAGAAGAAATGGGTTTTAACGTAGGCACTAAAGAGGGTGTTGATGTTTTCTTACAAAACAACCCTAACTATAAATTTAAAACTGAAAAAGCAGGCGGCGGTATTATCAAGCTAGCTGGCGATAATTCTGGACCCCCACCTAAATCAGGGCCTACACCTCACGGGTTGCCTTATCTAGCTAAAAATGTTACACCAATCAAGGAGCGTAAATAATGGCAGATATGGACAAGTCTCTTACCGAATTAGGTACTTCTGTAAAAATTGAAGGACCTGATCAGGAAGTAGAAATTCAAAAACAAGAAGACATAACAAAACAACCAGTTGAAGTTACACCTACTGAAGATGGTGGAGTCGAATTAAATTTTGATCCAAGCAAAGTAAATATTGAAGGTAATCCAAACCACTTTGATAATTTAGCTGAATTATTACCAGATGAAATTTTAGATCCAGTAGGTTTAGAAATGTTTCAAAACTATACTGATTATAAAAATTCTAGAAAAGATTGGGAGAAAGCCTACACACAAGGTTTAGATCTTTTAGGATTTAAATACGAAAATAGAAATGAACCATTCCAAGGTGCATCGGGTGCCACGCACCCTGTACTAGCGGAAGCTGTAACACAGTTTCAAGCTGGAGCTTACAAAGAATTATTACCGTCTGAAGGACCAATTAGAACTCAGATTGTTGGTAACAGTGATCCACAAAAAGAAGCACAAGCTCAAAGAGTAAAAGAATATATGAATTATGAACTCATGGAAAAGATGAGTGAGTATGAACCTGAGTTTGACCAAATGTTATTTCATCTACCATTAGCAGGATCTACATTTAAAAAAGTTTATTATGATGATTTATTAGGTAGAGCAGTTTCTAAATTTGTACCAGCAGATGATTTAGTTGTTCCTTATACAGCCACATCTCTTGATGATGCAGATTCAATTATTCACGTTTTAAAAATGTCAGAAAATGATTTACGTAAACAACAAGTTGGAGGTTTTTATTCTGACGTAGAATTAGGATCACCAGCTATTATGAAAGACGATGTTGAGAAAAAAGAAAGAGAATTAGAAGGTACGAAATCAACGGGAAGACAAGAAGACATTTATACTCTTTTAGAATGTCACGTTAATTTAGATTTAGAAGGTTTTGAAGATAAGGATGCGAACGGAGAAATCACAGGAATAAAGCTCCCATATATTGTTACTGTAGATGAAGGTTCGAGAAAAGTTCTTTCTATTAGAAGGAACTTTGATCCTAACGATCCAAGAAAAACTAGAATCCCTTACTTTGTCCATTTTAAATTTCTGCCTGGATTAGGATTCTACGGATTTGGATTGATCCACATGATTGGCGGATTGAGTAGAACTGCAACAGTTGCTCTCCGTCAATTATTGGACGCCGGTACATTATCTAATTTACCTGCAGGATTTAAACAAAGAGGTGTGAGAGTTAGAGATGAAGCTGCGCCTATCCAACCTGGTGAATTTAAAGATGTAGATGCTCCTGGTGGAAACATAAGAGATTCATTTATGATGTTGCCTTACAAAGAACCATCACCAACATTATTACAGTTAATGGGTATTGTGGTTCAAGCAGGTCAAAGATTCGCGGCCATTGCTGATATGCAAGTGGGCGATGGTAATCAAGGCGCTGCTGTAGGAACAACAGTTGCTCTTCTTGAAAGAGGATCACGTGTTATGTCTGCAATACACAAAAGACTTTACTCATCAATGAGATCTGAATTTAGATTACTCGCAAAATTATTTAAACTATATTTAC